GCAGAGGACTGGCGCAAGGTGAGGCCAGGAGCCTGGCCGACCGGCCGAGCCTGGCACCGGACAGGGGGAACAGGCGCGCAGGCGGGCGTCCCCCGCGCCCGCCCGCGCCCGGGACCGGGGTCCATAAGGTCGGCGATGGATACGGTGGTAAAGCAACCGGGGGGTCTGTGTCTGTTTCTTGGGCTTTCCGGGGTGTCGACGTGGTCGACCCGGGGAATGCGGGGCATTCCCTGGTTTCTGGTGGATCAGGGGGTCTTGGGGACCCCTGATCCCTGGTTCTGGTGCTGTGGGGAGTCTGTCGACTCCACCTGGCCGTTGCTTGTGGGATGGGGCCCCTAGGCCCCCATCCTCTGGTTACCGGCCGGTAATTAGACAGGATCCTCCCCGCTGTTCGTCGATGAAGACTGGGACGCAAGCTCTAGACCGTGTGGTCAGATCCTCTCCCGAAGGGCACGAATCCTTCCTGATGTCGACCGAGACGAAGTCAGTCGACCGATCCCCGTCTGACGGGTGACTCCGGAGGGTGAGTCCGGCCCCTGCGGGCTGTGGTGTGCCTGGGTCGCATGTCCTCTTGCGCTGGACCAGCGTCTCTGCAAAGCTGAGCGGGCTCTTGGATCGAGCAGATGGTATGCCCCCGGGGGTCAGGTCGTCAAGACCTCCCCCAGGGGGCCATCACTTTCCAGGGGTTCCGATCCAGGAGAAGGACATGCCGAGACCACCTCGCCGACCACCGGCAACCTCGATGAACAGGCCCCTGCCTGCCGAGAAGCCGTCGACCACCCAGGAGAGGTCCGGGCCTCGCCCGCCTTTCCGGATCAAGCAGATGAAGTACTCGTCTCGCTGCGCGACGTGCCGGGACCAGATCCCGGTCGGGTTCCCGGCGGTGGTCCAGACGGTGAAGCCGTGGACCTTCCTCTGCTGGACCTGCATCGAGAAGAACCGGGAGATGAGAGCGCGATGAGCCACTGGGGTGACAGCCATGTCGTCGATGACGGGGTCCGGTACCGCCGGTCCCGGGCCGGTCGCTGGTACTACCTTCATCGAGAGTTGAGCTGGTGCCCGGTGTTCGACAAGAAGCGGGCAGCCAGGCTCGATGAGCTGGAGCAGGCCCGATGACGAACTTCGATGACATCGACTACTACTTCGGCGGGGGACAGAAGATCGCTCGGCTTCGCAGCGTCGATGTTCCCGACCGGGCTCAGGGTTGCGGGTACCGGTGGAACGGGCACACCTGCCCGAGCGAGGTCGTCGAGTCGTTCGACGCGGTCCCGGTGTGTGCCTGGCACTACTGGAAGCTCACCGGGATCAAGGTTGATCGTCTAGCTCACCCGGACTAGTCTGGGTTCAGCCCTTCCTCCCTGTCCCTTGCTTCCGCCAGTTGGGGGTCCCGCAGGGAGGGGGGCTTCTTCCTGGAGCCGGATGTCTGATACCCTGACAGCAGGGAGCATCCATTCTCCTGTGTCGTCGAGTGGCCCTCCGCCTCGTGCGGGGGGTCATTCGCATTTCTGGGTCTACTCTGTGGCCCATGCCCCAGCCGGAGTACACCAAGGCTCGGACCTGGTCATTCGACAAGCGATGTCGAGCAGCCATCGAGAAGGTCCTCGACGAAGGCTGGACCCAACGGCGGGCACATAGTTGGTACGGCATCGACTCCAAGACCTTCAGCCGTCACCTGAAGGCCGAACGACTTCGCCGCGGTCTCCCCCCGACCAGGCGAGAAGAAGACGCCATGGCGCGCGAAGCCGCTCGCCAGCAAGCGCACCGACTGGCCGAGAAGGAAGTCGGCAAGCGCGGAGACGAAGAAGGCGTGCTCTCCGGGTACCTGGATCCCAACTACACCCGCCGACCCGACTTCGTCATCGAGCGGCGGATCCCACCCCCCGACGAGTTCGACCGCATGTACTTCGGGCACTTCATCTGCCCCGACTGCGACGAGCGGCACGAGTCCCCCGGGTTCCACTCCGAGATCAGCTCCATCTGCCAGGACGACGGTGTTCGCCGAGGTGTGATCCTCACACCCCCCTACCACGCCAAGACCACCAGGGCCACGGTCCGCGACACCGTCTACGACATCGCCAAGAACCCGAACTCCCGGACGCTCATCATCTCCGAGACCCGGGACTTCGCCATGAACATACTCGGTGGCATCAAGGCCCTGCTCTCCCAGCACGAGATGTACGCAGGTGCCGAACGCAACCTCATCGAAGACTGGGGACCCTTCTACGAACCCGGCCAGACCTGGACCAAGGAATCCATCGTCGTCACCGGCAGGCAGACCTCCGAGATCGACCCGACCGTTCAGGTCATCGGCTACCGGGGTCAGATCTACGGACGGCGTGCAGAGAAGATCAAGTCCGACGACATCGCCTCCTACCACAACCAGGCGAACCCCGAGCAGGTCACCAACATGCTCGAATGGTTCGACGGTCAGGTCCTCTCCCGCATCGGCAAGAACGCCCGGATGCTCTGGATCGGAACCAGGGTCCGACCTGGAGACATCTACGAGAAGCTGATCCAGCGCGAGGGCTACAGGGTCATGCGCTACTCGGCCATCGCCGACGAAGCCACCCAGCAAATGCTCTGGCCCGAGCACTTCCCCTACGACTTCGCCTGCGTTCGTCGAACCGAGATGGACCCGGCGATGTGGCAGCTCGTGTACCAGAACGTCGAAGTGCTCACCGAGGGAACCACGTTCCCCCACGACGGCATCGAGCGAGCCAAGAACCTGGAACGCTCGCCAGGCACCTACGACTCCGGTCACTTCCTCGTCGCCGGGCTCGACCCCGGAGGTGCCGGGACCGACTCGGGCTACACCGCCTTCGTCCTCATGGCCGTCGACCCCTACACCCACAAGTTCACCGTGGTCGACGCCTACCACCAGAAGCAGATGAAGGCCCCCGAGATCAAGGCCAAGATGTTGGAATGGTCGGACCTCTACAAGCCCTACGAGTGGCGCGTCGAAGTCAACGGGATCCAGCGCCAGCTCCTCCAGTACAACGAGGACATCGTGGTTCCCCTCGCCGCAAGAGGGATCCCCGTACGCCCCCATGTGACGAACCAGAACAAGTGGGATGAGCAGTTCGGCATCGAGTCCATGGTCCCCATGTTCATCAACGACCTCATCGACATCCCGTGGCGGTCCCAGGGCAATGAGCACATCAAGTCCCTCGTCGATGAGCTGAGGCACTTCCCGCTCGCTCCCATCACCGACCTCTTGATGGCGATGTGGTTCGCCATCATCGGCTGCCGGGAGATCACGAACCGATCGACCATGCCGCTGTTCGACGCCAAGACGAAGCGCTGGCCGAACCGGATCCGCAAGCGCAGGCACCTGGTGAACTTCAACACCGGGGCCGTCGACCGTGTCCCCATACACGCTCAGAACTCGCGATTGTGGGAGGGTACGAGACGACACACCTCAGGTGTGCCTACGATGTATCCCGACGTACTGGCCGCAGCAGAGGACCTCGCCGCTCCCGACTTAGTCCCGTTCGTCAACAAAGAGGGCTACGTCAATGCCACTCCCGATTGAGCAGCTCCCCATCCTCCACGACGTGTTCCGCGCTCGGTACTCGGAGATGGATGACCGGCACGAGGAGATCGAAAGAGTCCTCGCCGGAGACCTGGACCTCGTAGACCCCGAGGAGACCAAGGTCGACACCGTCTCGGCGAACATGATCCAGGTCGCCGTGGAGGACACCGCGGAAGCGGCGGCCATCATGCCTGTCGTCAGGGTCGTGCCGCACAGCTCGGCTGAAAGCGTAAAGGCATCGGCCCATGCCCAGGAGCGCATCGCTGCCTCCTACATGGAGATCTCGAACTTCGAGCTACTCCTGCCTCAGACCCTGGCTCGGATCATCGCCTACGGATTCTGCCCCTGGGTCATCTGGCCCGAGACGAAGCAGAACCTTCCGATCATCGAGATGCGCGACCCGCGGGGCTGCTACCCCGAGCCCGGGATTCGTCCCGGAGACATGGCCCGCCGGGTCATGTTCACCCGCGAGATCTACTTCTCCCAGCTCCCCCCGATGCACCAGGCCAAGGTCATCACCCAGTCGGGTGAGAACGAGGCCCTGGTCAACGCCTGGCGTCAGAACCAGAAGGTGACCGTCGTCGAGATGTTCACCGAGGAGGAGGTCCTGATCGCGGCCATCCTCCGGAGCGGGAACACCTACCGCGGGAACGACGGCCTCACGTACTCGTCAGGCTCATCGGGTGGCGGCGGCGGCAACGTCGCCCGCATCCCCGTCGAGCTGGAACGCATCCCGAACCCGACCGGCATCTGTCAGGCCTTCGTCGGTGCCCGACCGACAACCGACGGCGAGTTCCGGGGACAGTTCGATCAGGTCATCGGCCCGCAGCGAGCCCACGCCCGACTCCAGGCGCTGCTGCTCGACTACGCCGACCAGGCCGTCTACTCCGACATCTGGGTCAAGGACGTCATCGGCGAAGTCAGCTTCGGTGGTGGCTCCTACATTCGGCTCGGCCCGCAGGGTGCAATCGGCCGGGTTCCCCCTGCGGTGTCGAGCCTCAACGTCAATACCGACCTCGCCATGCTGGAGGAGTCGGTCCACCTCGGTGGTCGCTGGCCGAAGTCCCGGCCCGGCGAGATCGACCAGTCCATCGCCTCCGCCAAGTTCCTGGAAGCGTCCGCAGGGATGATGAACACCGTCATCAAGACCCTGCACCTGGTGATGAAGGATCTTCTCCAGAAGACCATCACCCTGATGTTCCACATCGACAAGGAACTGCTGCCGGGCGAAACCAAGGCGATGCACGGCGTGCTCCGGAACCAGGAGTTCCTGGACGAGTACGACACGAACATCATCGACCTCAAGAACCGGGTCAAGGTCGAGTACGGCCTGGGACTCGGCAAGGACCCGTCGCAGTCGGCGGTGCTCCACATCCAGTACGCCGCTCAGAACTTCCTCTCCCGCAGGTTCGTCATGGAGTCCATCGAGGGCCTCTCGGACGTGAACCGGGAGGAAGCCAGGATCGACGTCGAGCAGTTCCGGGCGATCGCCTTGCAGAAGATCATGCAGGGCACTCAGGACGGGAGCGTCTCCAACGAGCAGCTCCTGATGCTGGCCCAGAAGCGAGAGGAGGGCGAGGCTCTGTTCGACCTGTTCGAGGAGTTCATCGTCGAACCGGAGCGAGAGCTTGCGGCCAATCCTCCGCCCATGTCCGGGCTGACGGGCCAGCCGTTGGGTCTTGGCCTGGGTGCGCCACCTGAAGGCTCCGGTCCCCCTGAGCCAGGCGTACCTGCTCGGCCGGAGCCAGCCGAGATGCTCGCGCGTTTGGGATCTCCGGCCGGGCCTCCCGGCACCGGTAGCCGACTCGGCACCCAGGTTCAGGCGGGTGCCCCGGCATGAGCGACATCCCGACCCCCATCGCCGACCAGATCCCGGTCCCGGAAGGCAACGTCAACGAGCCCGCCTCCGGAACCCAGGGGGACAAGGCCGCGGTCGGTCGGCTGCGTCAAGCACTGCCACCGATTCCCGGAACCCCTGCCCCCGCGCCGCCAGGACCCGTGGAGGGCGCGGTCCCGGTGCCTCCGCGGGGGCAGGGGCCGCGGGGCCAAGGTGGCGAGTCCCCGATCCCCGGGGTCCCGGCTCCGATTCTCCGGCCGTCGGATCGTCCAGACACCCCGGTCACCGCACCCCTGGAGGGGGCACCGGGCAGCAGCGTGCCGAGCATGGCCCCGGACCCTCCCACCATCCGGGTGCTCCAGGCACTCACCCAGTCAAACGACGCCGAGGCCCGAGAGTGGGCCGAACTCGTTCTTCAGCAACTGCTCGAATAGGAACACATGGCCTACGAGGATCTCGTCAACGAGGTGAGTGGCCTGGTCCAGCAAGGGCCACCTGAGGCACTCCAACGTCTGTCCCATCGTCGCGCGGACAACTACGGCTCGGGCATGTCGGCAGTGCGCAACAAGCCGCCCGGGACTTTGGTCCCGAACCTGAACGCTGACCCCCGCGGCGTGTACGGCGGGTTCGCTCGCTGGCACAAGGCGTTCGGCAACGCCGTGAACGCAGCGGCAGGACCGGCGGCCATGGCGGCTGTCGGGTTCCCGGCGTCGGGGCTCTTGGGGACCGGGCAGCCGCCACCTGAAACGACCTTCGGTGACGTGAACCTTCAGATGGACGACAACGAGTCCCTGGCCGCACCCTCGGACACCTTCGGCATGATGTCGGGCACCGAACGGCTCCTGAAGATCGACTACTCCCACGACATCACCGGACCCCGCGGGTACCTGGACCTGGCTGAGAAGCTCGGCGGGAACCGGAAGGCCTCCGGGTTTCTCCAGGTCATGGGCCAGCACCTGACTCAGGCGCTCCCTTCGGTGCGCATGTACGCCACCAAGACTCAGGATCCCGCGGCAGCGCTGAAGGCCGTGGCGATGCTGGCCGCCCAGGTCGAGTTTGCAGACGAGTGGTCCACCTTCACCTTCGAGGGAAGGACCGCTCCGATCGTGCTGCGGGAGTGGCACAGGCTGGTGACCACCGGAGAAGGCAACGACAGCGTGGCCGTTGATGGGGTGATGAAGTTCGCGCGAGCCCTGGAGTGGGTCCAGCACCCCGAGCTGCTGATCTCCCCCACGGTGGCCTTGAGCTACATGAACCTGGATGACAGTGAGGCCACGGTCGGGCTCAAGGTGGCCCAGTGGCCCCAGCGCAAGATGTCGGAACTGACCGAGCAGCAGATCACCAATCGGATGACGGCCGTCAGTGACATGCACCCCTCCGGTCTCATCGAGCCTCTCGTCGACAACGTGCGGGAGCTGATGACCAGGGCCATGGGGAACTCGCGCGAAGACGTCGGCTACTGGATCCGGAAGTGGCGTGAGCGCTCGTCGGGTCTTCCGGTCAAAGACTCCAGTCACGTCTCGGGGATTCGTGGGGTCTCGACCGTGATCCCCCAGATGGTGAAGGCCCTGGAAGCCGTGGCCAGGGAGACCGGCCAGGTGGATGACGTGGTGGTGACAGCCGAGGAGGTCAACGCCATCACGAAGGAGGCGCTCGACGATCTCGGCGGGGACCTGCCGGGCGAGTTCTACGACATCATCACCGGGGCCTCGGTCCCGAACCTGGAGACCCTGGCCAGGATCGACCAGGGCACAGACTTTCGTCGCTACAGGGCGAAGCGTCGGAACATCCGCATGGAGACCAACCCGGACCCGGCGACCGAGTCGCTGGGTGTGATCGTGGAGGCAGCCACCGACGGCACCTACAAGGTGCTGTCGGAGGACGGGGCGCAGGCGTTCCGGAACCGGGCGGTCGGGTTCATCTCCCACAACGGCCGTCAGGCCACAGTCCCGGTCTCACCCCACATGGAAGTAGACGTCGAAACGGCTTTCGATGCCGGAGTGGCCGAAGGGGCACGAGGAGCCTTCTTCGCTCTCGACGTCACCGAGGACCATCCGGCGTTCGGGGAGGGGCCTCAGGTCATGGTCTCGGTTCCGGCCGAGAGCGCAGACATCGCCCTGCACCAGATCACTTCCCGGATGCGGGCCTTCGGGATGCGGGGTGAGGGCAGGGAGATGACGACCCATCGCCGCACCGTGGAGCAGGACGGCAAGGTGGAGGCAATCGCCCACCGGGCCATGGTCTTCGACCTGAACCAGGCCGCAGACCTGTCCCGCCTGGTCCAGGACCTGGAAGCCAACCCCCTGGGTGAGTCGGCACTCGTTCAGCTCTACGCCAACACCGACATGGATCAGCCCCCGGGCACCGTGAAGCAGTGGGAGACGTTCGCTACCGACGACCGGGGGCGGATGTCTGTCGTCGACAGCAGTGAGGGGTTCGCCTCACGCACCGACCAGGTCCCCCACTACCGGCTGAAGTCGCAGGCGATCAAGGGTGAGTCCCGGTCGGGCCTGCCGGTTCGGTCCCTGGATGGGGTTGCACCCTGGGATGACGGAGACGTGGTCCACATGCACGTCCCGGCCTATGGCTCCGGGGGCATCCCGGTGGCCTCACACAACCCCGACGACCTTCAGGGGTTCGACCAGTCGCTGGTGGTCACGGCCACCCGGAAGCCCAACGGCAACATCGTGATCGGGGCTCCCACCGAGGATGGCAGGGTGGAGACCATGCTCGTCAAGCTCGCTCACGAGGTGGTCCGGAACCTGGGCCGCAAGTCCATCACGATCGGAGGCAAGGATGTCGATTCCTGAGTCTCTCGCTGGGGCGCTGGATCAGGCGGCACCCCCCGGAGCCACAGCGCCGCCAGGGGTGGGGGCAGCACCGGCTCCGGGCGCAGGCGCGGCTCCGGGTCGGGTAGCCCCCCCAGGGGTGCCCGACCTCGGAGTGGGGTTCGATGTCCCGAACCCGGCCCTGGTCTCGCCCGACATGCTGACCCGACAGTTCCAGGCGATCCGAACCTTCGAGCGGACCAGTCAGCTCCCGGCACCGATGCCGGACCGGGTGAAGACCGCACTGCTCGTGCTGCCGGACATCCCGAACGAAAGGGCCATGGCCAGGTTCCTGGACTCCCTCCAGAAAGACCTGGCCGAAGCCGACCGCAAGATCATGGAGGCCCGGTCGAAGCCCGCCCAGCCGGGGTTGGAGCAGGCCGAGGACCTGGAGCTTCGGGCAGCCGACAACATCGGGAACGACTTCCGGCTCCTGCTGCACGACGTGGCCGGTGGCAACATCTACGCCCCGCCTGCGGTCATCGGGTCCGACCCGGACTCTCCGATCATCGCCTTCAAGAGGGCAGCGATCGAGAAGGGCCTGCTCCCTGCGGACACCAAGCTCGACGCTTCGTGGAACCCGGCGCTGAACAACGCCTACTTCGAGCTGAAGTCGAAGGAGATCGGCGAGTTCCTGTCTGGTGAACGGCAGGGCGCGGTCTCGACGGGCAAGCCTGGTGGTGGCGGGATCCTGGGGTTCCTGGATGAGTGGACGTCGCCGTCCTCGCTCATCTCGTCGGCCGCCTCGGTGATCGGCCTGCCGGACCTCAGTGACCTCGGTGACCAGTTCAACTCCTGGGGCGACAACATCGCGGAGTGGATCGACGACCCCCTCGACCTGAAGAAGCTCGGGGGTGCGCTCGGCCCCATCGACGACATCATCTTCCCGGCCATGAACATCGCCCTGCTGGCCTCGGGTGTCGGTGGCGTGGCCACCATGGCTCGGATGAGCTGGGCGGGTCAGGCACAATTCGCTGGCCGGTGGGGTGCCCGGTTGGGTGCCACGGCCACGGCCCAGATGGCGCAGGCCGCCACCCCGGGCCTGATCGGTGGCCGTCTGGCGGCCTCATCGGGTGCCTTCCGTGCTGGGGTCGGTTCGTCCATGAACGCCTGGCGTGCCCACGGGGCAACCCAGACGGCGCGCAAGCTCGTCGGCGAGGGCATGAAGCTGGGCTTCGCTGGCCAGCTTGAGGCTGAGATCAGTCCGGACCGCAAGCTCTGGCTGGCCCCATTCGGGTCGGTGGAGCAGACGGCGGAGCGCCGGATCGAGGAGTTCAAGAACTGGCGCACCGGCAACCCCTGGGCTGTGGGTGCCGCCTCCATCTTCGAGGTGGGATTCACCCCGGCGTCGGTTCTGAAGCCCGGCCGGGTCATGAACCCGGCCA